ACAAACATAGGCCACATTCTGCTTTCGTTTGGACCCGTTTCTGGATCATGTTTCACTACATCTGTTACACCTTCAAATGTATCTTTAATCAATTTAATAAAATCAGCATCCGATAACTTTTCTGTATTTTGGACACGAACCCCTTTTCCTGTGTTTGGACCCACTTTGCCAGTCTTTTGTAATGCCCGATAGATTTCTGTATTCTTCGGCGCCTCGTCTTCTATGATATAACTGACTAATGTTTTCATCAATTTCTCCTTAAATTAAAAACAATTTACTGATATATTTATAATAACTAACTATCTTAAGCCGGCTCTGGATCTGGAAATGGTGGCAATTCGCCTTCATATCTCTTTTTTAATACTTCGTGTTTGAAAACATCTCCACTAAGTTCATGCCATCCTTCACAGGTATCCTCATCTACTGTAGCACAATAAACAATTCCAGATGGATCTTCCATAACGTAGATCATTTTTCTGTCAAAAATATCACTTTTGTCCGTAATGAATAGGACATGAATCATCGTTCCCTTTTCGGGGTTGATGTAATAGTGGTCAGGCTCAAATGCCTTGAGGGTGGGAACAGATAGGCCTTTATAATATTCTTCCCTATCTTCTTTTCTTTGTTTTTTGTAGTCTTCTAAATTAATTATTTTATCATCACTCAAACTTAAACTCCCCAAAATCCTTTTTGTTTTTCATTTTTCCACCGGTGGCAATATCAAATGATGGAGTGTCGTTCTTTTCTTCTTTACCAGTATCAACTAGTCCAGATTGTGACAACTCTCCCAAATCAGAAAGTCTCATCTTTGCTCTATCTACTCCTACTAAAAATTTCTTATTTGAAGTAAGGTCGCTATATCGATTTTTTAGCTGTTTGATTAATATTTGTCCCGCTTCTTCCAAGTTTTCATTACTGATAATAGCAAACATAAAATCTGCTGTCGCGGGAAGTCCAAAACTCTCACTAGTATCTTCAAGGCCAACATCAGTATTTTGAAAACCTGCCCTATTCGTTTGAGTAGCCGACAAAATAGGAACATCAAATTCTACTGCTAATCCTCTAAGTTCTTCTGCTATCGATTTAATATAACTATAAGAGTTTACATATTGTCCTGGTCTAATTCTTGAAGAAGAACATATATTAATATAATCAACAAGAATCATATCTGGTTTGAAATTTCTCTTGAGATTTAGTTCATTCAATAACGATCTGAAATGGTTTGTACTAGCAGCGGCTGTAGGATATTCTTTGATAATCAATCTACCTTTAACCGTACTCTTGAGATCTTCTATTTTCTTTTCATACATCTTTTTAGGTAAACGTACCAAATCATCTAATTTAATATTCAACAAATTTGCATCTATTCTTTCTGCGATTCGTTCTTCTGACATTTCTAATGTAATATACAAAACATTATGTCCTTGTGATAAGGCACCAGAACTAACATGACACATAAACAAAGATTTACCAACACCTGTTCCTGCAAGAGCAATATTTAAAGTTTTAGAAGATAGACCACCTTGTGTTATTTTATTGAAGAAGTCAAGATCAAAGGGGATTTTCTTTTCAACCCTATGATAAAATGCATAACGATCATCAGAATCCAAAAGGTAATCATGGCCGACATGAGGATCAAAACTAACAGAAAGAGCATCGGTAAGCAACTCAGGAATAGCACCTTTGTCAGACTTAGATTTTTCGGGTTCATCCAATATTTTAATTGAGTGGACAACGGCATTGTATATTGCTTTGTCTTGACAGAATTTTTCTGTTGATTCCAATAACCATTGAATATCTGATTTTTCATCTTTTTGCCCCTCCAAATGGGTTAATAATTCTGTTACGTTTTCAAATTCTTCATCCTTCAATGAAGTATTATCTAACTCAATAACTAACGCCTCTTTAGTGGGCAAATTATTATACTTGTTGATGAATAGGTCTACTTGCTGATATAATAATTTATCTGTATGTTCTAAAAAATAATCTTTATTTAAAAATGGTAATACTTTTCTAGAATATTCTTCATTGTGTAATAGATTCTTTAATATTATTGTCTCTATCCGCTGCTGCATGTTTGTCCATTTGTTTTTGTATTATTTCTATTATCCACTCCCCTAGTTTCTTTTCAAATTCCTTACCTTCTTTGTTAGTAATTTTATGTCCTAGATCATGTGGTGGTACTTCAATATCATATTCATATTGACAAGCTATATCATCGCCGGTCAATTCTTGTTCTACTAATTTAAATGATGTATATCTAACTACTGCACCATCAAAAGGTGATGCATCTTGAATTATTATACATAATGATTTATCATCTGGATCATTTGGATTTGAACATTCTTTGTAGGGGTCTTCTCCTGTTTCAAAGTATGGATCATTTAATGTAGTCCTTAAATCCGTATCAGATTTATTACCCTCTTTAAAAAATTCACTTTTCTTTGGCATCTGTTACCTCACTTTCTTCATCAAATCCACCATAAAGAAAAACTTTCTTGGCATGATCATTTAGCTTATCAAGGATTTCTTGTGTAAAATACTTTTCGGGATCATTTAAAATTGCCTTACCAAACACCTTAGAACCATCTGGCATTTCATATCTTGTAGATACTTTGGTAAAGATTCCTGCGTCCTCTGCTAACTCAATGAGTCCATAATACCTATTCAAACCTTGATCATATCTTAAGAGAACATCAATTTTTTTATTTTCTTTAGTCAATCTAGATTTGAAATTTTTACAATGAATTACATTTCCTACGACATCAGTTCCTACTTTTTCTTTTCTCTTGGAAAGAAATATAATAGTTGAAGCAGCATACTGTAAACCACTACCGCCACCCATTACATCAGTTGGAAACATTGTACCCATCTGTTTGTATGTATGATTAGTTACAAGTAGAGGAATTCCAGCTTTACCTAACTTGAGTGTTAAGACTCTGAAACATCCCTTGACAAGTTGTGCTCTTGTCATGTCTTTAGTCTCTTTACCTTCGGTAATGTCAGTAACTTCTTTTGTTGTTGATAACATTCCAAGAGAATCTAAGACCATCATTATCGGTTTATCTTCTGTATGATTTTCTACTATTTTAACCGCTTGGTGTGTAAATTCTTGAATTGTGGTGACAGGGAGAATTATCATCCGTTTTGAATCAATTCCCCTCTCTTCAATCATGTCTTTAGTGAGAGCAGATTCAGACTCAAAATAAAGAACACCACCGCTAGGATTATCTGTAAGAAACTGTTTGACCATACCCAATGCAAAGAATGTTTTTCCAGTTGCAGTTTCTCCTGCCAATGCTGTAATCTTATTAGAAGGGATTCCTCCATAAATATCTCCTGAAACTAATGCGTTTAAAATATAACTTCCTGTATCTACATATGTAGATACATCGCCTGCTTCAATTCCATCCGAAACTTTTGTTGCGAATTCATTACCAGTAGCTTTTAATAAATTATCTAAATAATCACTCACCCTTACCTCTATTAATAAATTCTTGTTTAATTAACTGTATTTCTACATTCAACTCTGCCCGTTCAGTATAAGTTTCCACAACATTATCTCTTTGGAATCGATAACCATCGAGAAGATTTTGTAATTCCTCATCGATCCAACTTCTATAATCACGATCTTTTGTAGTCATCTCTTACCTCAATAATATGATACCCCCGTTCTTGTTGTCTAGTAGCAAACTTATTCGCGTCCTTCATATTATCAAAAGTCATATAACTAATTGAATCCGGATCAATGTCTACCGAATGATTTAATACTTTCATTTGTGCATGAGACCCTGAATGCTCTTTATTCATTTGTTTGTAGGTCTTCTTTGCATATCGTACCATTATACTTCCTGCCATATCTACTCCTATTATACACTATATAAAAAAATTGTCAAGACTTGAACGCCGTTCAGTATCCCATCCAATTACATCTAATACACCTTTCAATGGCTCTACAAATGCTTTCTCAAATTGTGTATCATAATCTATATATTTCTCTAATTGAAATTCTTTAGGTAAGCTATTTAATATAGAAATTACTTTGTCACCTGCTGGATTCGGATCTTTAAGATAAGCAAACTTAACCTTTTCACCTTCTTTTATGATGGGATATTTTCTTGTTAGTTTTTGTGACCTGAGCATGTGATTATAAATTAACGAACCTTTTACGTGAATTGGAGTACCCTTCTTATAAATTGCGGAAGGATCTTTATACTTTTTAAGTCCATTAACTGATCTTGGAAATGCTACCTTTTCCATATCTAAAGTAAAAAATGTATCTTTAAATGTCTCAATATAACTGATCACATCATCTTCTGTACCTGAAATAATAATATTGAAAATGGCTTTCAATGAATCTCTACATGCTTCCGGAGTAGAACTTTTAATTGCTTCAATGCCCACAATTTTTAGTTTGGGTTCTTCGTATCGAACACCCTCAGAATCATGAACGTTCAGAATATAATGTTTCTTTGCCGTCCAAATTCCTGTATCAGCAATCACTTCACGTTTCATGACCATCTTTTGTTGATAGGCATTTACATACTCAGATAATTCTTTATATGCCTTCTCAATGACTCCTTCTATTCTTCCACAGGCCTTGTCCAAGAATCCAACGATTTTTTCTTTATCGGTAATACCAACTTTAGAAACAAGATCACCAAGACAAACATATAAAGAATCAGTATCCATAGCAACAATATAATCCTTATTCACAGTACCCAATGTAGTGTTTAAGTAACTATTCACCGCATTTTCAGCCCATTGAATTGATAACTGACCTGCTGCTGTAACAGCTTCCGCATTACGTTCATCATAATAACGAAACCATTGATTCCCCATTGCACCATATGCAGAGTTGAGTGCGATCTTTAAATTTTGTTGATAGTTGTAATATTGTGATAATTTATTTGGATCTGAGTTTCTTCCCTTTTTCTGTTCTTCTATCATCAACTTCTTGTATGTAACTCTATCATTATACATACTTTCCATTAATTTAGGAAGAAACCCCTGCTTATCTCTTCGATAAACTGATCCATTCGGTGTAACTGTTATGTCCTTCTGTTTCCACGTACTTGTATCAAATTCCCTATTTACAAGACCATCTACACCAATGTCATCTTTCCATGATCCTAGAATAGTTTCTGGGGAAATGTTGTACTGCATGATCAAATGTGGATATAGACTGTTCAAGTCAAAACTAACAATCCATTTGTGCATACCCGTCTGTGGTGCTTTAACATAAGCCCCCTCATACATATCACCTTTACGTTGTTTGCTCTTTTGTGGAATTACAACTTTTTCTTTCAAGAGATGATTGTAAATAATACAATCCCACATTCTTGTCTGTGCAAATACATCAGTAAAATTACACTTTGACAAATATGCTAGAGAAATAATCATCTCTAAAAGTTTCATCTTCTTTTCAAGGCGATCAACTAACAGTACATCTTGAATATTGTATTCAATAAACTTTTGATAATCTGTTTTATACAATTCGTGTAATGAATTTACTTCAGAATAATCTAATTTATTTTCCCCCAATTCAACATAGGCGATATGATCTAACCTATAAGATTCTTGATTTGTATAAGTGAATTTCTTATAGGCATCTAGATAATCAATTTCAGACACACCATATATTTCGTATGTCTGTACTTCTCGACCCCCCATTCCGAATATTTTCTGTTCTTTGACAAATCCCCACGGCGAGAGTTTCTTGACCCATGTTTCACTTAAAACACTTCGAATTCTGTTGACCAAATATGGAGTATCAAATGTTTTGGTATTCCAACCAGTAATTACATGAGGACAATTCTGTTGCCAATACATG